GGATGGTAATATGAAATCGTTATCATGAATGCTGGTTAAATTGGAGGAACCCGAGATGAGTAAAAAGTTTTTGGCGTTTGACGTTGGTGGCACCACCATCAAATACGCGGTAATTGATGAACAATTATTTATTGTTTTGTAACCCTTGATTTATCAAGGGGTTTGGCTTCTTTTGGGGACATTTGGGGACATTGACAAGATTTCCATTACTCTTTCTTGCTCTCTTTGTTTTTCTTCCTTGAGCATATGAGCATATACCCTTTGAGTAATTGAGACATTAGCATGTCCTAAGCGTGCGGAAACATAATTAATTGATATACCTCTATACAACAAATAAGAGGCGTGTGAGTGTCTTAAACCGTGTGTAGTGATAGGGGTTAGATTTAGTAGTTCAATAATTTCATCTAAGTTCCTTCGGATTGTATCTGAAGACACATTGAATATTCTACTTTCGTGATACCCATAAGATTCAATTACATTGGCTAATTCTTTAGTTATTTTTATTGTCCTGATTGAATGTTTATTTTTAGGAGGTGTTATCTTACTAGTGGCATGAGATAATGATTTGTTTATAACGATTGTTTGAAAAGCAGCGGAAACGTCTTTCGAATTAAGGGCAAGTATTTCGCCAATTCTCATTCCGGTTTCAAGGGCAACTAGAATAGCGCCGTTCACTAAATTATTTTGGTAATTTTGATAAAGATAATTTTGTAGTTTTTCAAACTCTGTAGCAGATAAAACATTAGCCTTTTTATCAACTCGGATACCATGTGGTTTTAATCTTGAATAAATGTCGGATTTAATATACTGTTCATATTTCGCTTCTTTCAATGATGCACGGATCTTAATTACTAAATTTGCAACAGATCCTTGCTTTTTCTTTTTTCCAATTTTGTCTAATGTAGATTGAAGTAATGGGTATGTTAATTCAGCTAAAGTAGTATTCCCAAAACATTTTGAAATTACGTTGTAATCACTTTTATAAGCAGCGTAAGTAGATTCTCTAACTTCGCTCTTCTTATAATTTTCCATCCACATCTTAAACCAATCTGCAAAGGTCATTGAAGAGGCAATAATTTTTTTATTCTGAAACTTATCGGCTTCCATAATGGTAGCCCACTCAGTCGCTTCTTTTTTGGTGGGGAAGGTCTTGGAAACCTTTCTACGTACGCCGTTATCCATTACTGATACAACAGCTCTATATTTCTTTCCACGTTTTTCAAATGACGCCATAACGCGAACCTCCGTTCTCTTTTCTGGAGGCAGTCCAACATGCTAAAATAGACAGCGAAGGGGTACTGCCCCTATGTAGTAGTTCAGTTATAGTCACATCCCAAACTTTGGTCGGTGGGGGATGTGGCTTTTTTGTTGTGTAGTTAAATCTATTAAGTTAACTACTATTTCCCACATACAGAGTCGGACTGTATCTAGTCACCGGAGTGGAAAGAGGATATCATCTAAGCTGAGGGCTACCAAGTATGATTAAAAATAAGCCAATGCAGGTAAAGATAATTCCCCAAAACATCTGCGTAAACATACTACGATCACCAAAAAAGAAACGTAAGATAGTTAAAGTTCGACCAAGAGATATTATTAATGCTCCAATAAAAAATATAATTATTCCAATGATAGCCATAATACTCGTTTCCATAAACTATTCGCTCCTTTGTAAATAAAGTATTAATGTAACGCGGTATAGAATGTAAAAAATCCTAAGAAAATACCAGGGATGTTAGCTGCAATGATCGGCCAATCACGTTCTAACATCTTACTTGGCGGTTAGGGGATGTGGCTTTTTTGTGGTTATTACGTATATTGTAATAACCACTATTCCCACCAACGGAATCGAACCGCTGCGAGTCGCCAGAGTGGGAAGTGGTGTTTTACTGTAAATTGACAGTCACGTCGTATGAGTGATCAGAGTTATCATCATCGTAATCGTCCGTATCATAGCTTGAATCAAATTTAAGGCGTAGTGTATGTAAATCACTAACTGAGCCTAGTTTAGGAAGCAGGAAGTAGACATCACCGTTAGCATTTGCTCCGGAGTTTAAATCACCGTCAAAATCATCACTATCATAACCATCTGCTTCTACTTGTTGACCGTCGTTAGTATTTAAAGTGGCTTGTGAGGCATATATTGAAATATCTCGGCCTGCTTTGATGTCAAAATGAACTTTAACTACACCATTGAATTTGCCGTCATCCCCGTCGGAATATTCCCCATCTGTTTTGTAAACAGTAACTTTATCAATTTTAACTGTAGTACCAGCCCAAGATGAATCAGAATATGTAGTTGAATATTCCTTTGAGTCTTTGATGTCTATCTTGTCATCGTCTAATTCAATTTGGTTTTTATTATCAGTTTTGCCTGAACTTTCGTCAGAATAATCATCGCTGTCAGTATTTTTAGCTGATTTAGCTTTTGTAGAATTACTGATGTTTGATAATGTTTTATCAATTTCATTTGAAACTGTCACACCACCAACTAAGCTAACTACAAGGATAATTAATGAAATGATTGAAAAAATTGTGGGAGCTTTTTTAGGTTTCTTTTTAATCCAATTAATAATTAGCCAAATTAAACCGATAATAAATGCAATAATTGCAATTATAAAAATAGTTTGTAACGCAATACTGAGTTGTATCATTGTATTTCCTCCAAAAAAATCAGCTTTTATAGTCATCAGGATTTGGACAATTTTATAGTTTTATATCTAATTAATTAGTAGGTAATCCGTATGTTACTTCTAGTTCACGAATTGTATGAGGCAAACGATCGTATTCTTCCACATAAAATAAAGCTAAAAGGCCACTAGCAAATTCGTTTGCTTGATTCTCAAATTCATCATATCCAAAGCGGACGCCTGTATAATACCCTGCCAGTCCTTCGTGCATAAAATAGTGACCAAGCTCGTGCGCAAGTGTGAAGTACTTTTGTGGCGAATCACGTAGAGAGTTGTTTAATATTATGATTGTTCCTTTATCGTCATAGTTCGTTTTCCCCAGAGGCATACGTCCTAAATAGCAATAACGTACATCTATATTTAGTATTTCGGCAATTTTAAAAGGATCGGCAGTATTGTATCTTTTTTGAACATTTTGTATAAAGTCCTTAACTATAGACATAAAATAACCACCTAGTCATGTTTGTGACGATCCCAAAAAATCTGAGTCATCGCAATTTTTAATTTTTGCTTCTCATCCTCGGTTAAATCATCTCCTCCATAAGTGAATGTCCCATCGTTGTCTTCAAGAAATTTCTTTAAATCGGTAGTGTCCCTTTCGTTTGCCCATTCAGGAGTTTCATTTTTACCTAACAAATAATCTACAGATACACCTAGAACTTTTGCAACCGATTCAACTTTATCTATAGATGGAGTTTTTGTTTTCCATGAATATATAACATTTGGTTTAAATCCTGCCTTTTCATTTAATTGTGCAAGACTTAATCCTCTTTTTTTTGAAATTTTTTTTACCCTGTCAAACATCGTCATAATAGCGTTTCTCCCATGTTTGATGAATAAAAAATAAACTTTAGTTATAAAAACACTTGCATTAATTAAACTATAGTTATATTATTAATTCATCAAGTAATCAGGCAATAAAAAACACACCCAATAATGGCAACAACTTTGGCGAGGAATTGCATTGGTAGTGGGTTTTGAATTGCTTATTTAACATGGCTTCATATTAAACTATAGTTTAAAAAAAGTCAACGATACTTGATAAATCACTTGAAAAAATAAGGGGGCGTTTTTATTGATAGGAACAGAACCAGGTCGTGAAGCTGTCAAAAAGTATATGAAAGAAAACCACATTACCTATCGCATGGCTGGGGTATTGTTTGGCTCAAGTGCTTCATGGATTCAACAAGTGCTCAGCGGCAAAGCTAAAGGGCCAGAAGCAACAAAATTAATTATTAGCATGATTAATGAATTTGGAATCTAGGAAGGAAAACAATATGAACATTCAAGAAGCAGTAAAAGAGGCTGGTAAACAAAAAAGAGGAATTACCCGTAAATCATGGGGACCAAACCCCATTTGGATAATTCCTACTGATACTACTAGCGGAATGATTGTTGCTAATCGTAAGGATGAATTGATAGCGAAGTGGCAACCAATTGCTTCGGATCTACTAGCAAATGATTGGACTATCTACGGCTAAATAAAAGGAATTGCTGATTTTATCTTTACGATTGTATCGAAGATAGCACTTGTTGAGTCTTTAAAGCGTCTCTCCATTTTTGCGATTCCTTCAGTGCTTAACTGAATAAAAAATGCAGTACCGTTACCGTAACGGGCACTTAAAAAGTTCTGGCGAACAAGTTCGTTTACCGTATCTAAAACGTCGTCTTCAGTCCATTGAGGCATCACACTTTGTTGAATGTAAGGAATACTATCAAATAAGCGAGCTTCTCTTTTGGGAGTGCTATCTTTTCTACGCTCAACATACATTTTATATAAATTAAGCAAAAGAAATTTTGCATCATTTGTTAATGATTCGTAATTATCATCCATCATTATCACCACCTTGTAAAACAATTATACACACGAAAGAAGGAAATAAGAATGAACGAATTAGTAATCATGAAAGACCAACAAGCAGTGACAACCAGTTTACAGGTAGCAGAAGTATTTGGAAAGAATCACCGCGATGTTTTAGAAGCTATTCAAAACAAAATTAGCTCAGCGGAAAATTCCGCTCAGTACGATTCGATGTTTGCTCAGGGCGAATACAAAGATAAGAGCGGTAAACGAAACAAGATGTATTACATGAATCGTGATGGATTTACCTTTATTGCTTTTGGATTCACTGGTAAGAAGGCAGACGAATTCAAACTGAAGTACATTGATGCTTTTAACAAGATGGAAGAAACCATTAAGGAACATCGGACTGAATTACCAACTGATCCAATGGAAGTACTTCGCTTAGTTTTCAATGCGACAGAAAACACCAATAAAAAAGTAGACCGAATCGACAGCGACGTTGATTACTTAAAAAATAACCAGCGACTAGATCCAACAGAATATGGTTACATTTCGCGAAGAGTTTCGGAGAAAGTTAACGAATATATCAAAATTCACGGACTAACGTTAACAGCTGCACAACGTAGCAAGTTGTTTAAGGACATCAACCGCGGTCTAAACGAAGTAACCGGGATTAAGACACGTTCGCAGCTTCGACAAAAGGACTTTGATAAAGCCGATGAATTCATTAGCAACTGGCAACCATCTACTGCAACGGTACAAATCATTAAAGAGATGAGCAAGGTACCGGCAGGCCAAACAACGTTAGGAGAGTAGTTATGAGAGATGCAAAGTCATGCAACAGTATCAGAAAAGGTGGAGCAACTAGATAGGAGGTAAAAGGAATGGCGGACAAAGAACGCTTGAGTGATGACAAGTTTCCACTATTAATGGATCGAAAAACAGTTGCTGAATATCTAGGATTTTCAGTAGCAACGGTAGACAAGGCAGTTGAATACGGTGGGCTAGACGAGGCTGTAATTAGTCCGTCTTATCTCAATCGAACATATTACATTAAGTCGAAAGTAAACAAATGGGTGGAGGGGTTGTAATGAGAGTCGCAATAGCAGTGTTGGTAATAGCAGGGATGACCTACATGTTTGGACGTTTTGGATTTAATTCATTTTTCGAGTAAGGGGTGAATAGTAATGAAGTTAGCAAAGATTAGAGAAGATGTGTATATAAATCCATACAATATTACGTCTATTGAATTTGATGACGAATATAATACAACACTCATAACAATGGTTAATGAAGACGTATTTAGCTTAAAGATGCCAATCAAAAAAGCACTCGACGCTATTTGCGGTAGCGAGGAGCACAGAAAATCAAATGCATTTATAGATGAGAAAGGTCATCTTCACAATTCACACTTTAAAACTAATAGTTAACGTTTCTCATCCAGACGTTGTGACAGTTGTCGCATTCAATAGCTTTAACAACTATACCGTCCGGAGCGACGTTAAGGTCATTGTCTACAGCTGGTAGTACGAAAGTCGATCCCAACTTTGTATCTATGATTTGGGAATCATCTACAGTATTTCCACAAAAGGGACAATCGAATTTTTTCATAAATTAGCACCTCCTCTCCACACTGATTATACACAAAGGAGATGTTCAAAATTAAAAACGAACAAAATAAAAAGCCCGCTACGGCAATAGCGAGCAAAGAAATAAATATATCAACTGGAGTATATCACATGAACAATCAACAGTTAAGCCCACGTTTAGAAAGAGCCTGGGAAACAGAACGCGAAAATAAAGAAGTAGAAAGCTTATACGGAGGGAATGAACATGATGAAGATTGACGAATTAGAAGCCAAGCGTAGCAAGTTAGATCGTAAATTGCGCAAACTTAAGCATGATAAAGAAGGTATCAACATTCAAATTGACGAACTAAGGGACCAGATTAGTAAGGTCGAGCAAGAGGAACTTAAATTATTTCAGGGTAGAGAACTACAAACCGCTACTTGGCGCTTCCTTCGAACCGAAAGCAATCCTAGCAAACCAACATGGTGGAAGGTTACGAAGGCAAACAACGTTAAGCCTAAAGAGATTGTGCAGTCACTTTCTGGAATTGATGAAACGTTAGTAAAACAAGAGCCTAACTTATCAGCAATTAAACGCATGGTTGCCGAAGGTCGATTTGTTCCATCAAAAAACGGGCAACTAGTCGACACGGAAACTGGAGCACTAATCCCTTATGTAGCACGACAAAAACCAGACAAGTTATCAGTTAAGGCGGTGGATTAGATGATAACGACTAAAGCAGAACCAAAAGAAGAGGTTAAACCTAAAACATTGTACCAAAAACTACAGACAATCCATGCTAGTGCAAAGTATGTGCAGAAATCGCAACGCTCAACTCAATACACCTATGCCGGTTCATCGGACGTATTGGGACAAATTCATGAACTAATGGACCAAGAAGGCGTGCTGCTGATTCCTCGAATTACGAGCAAAAATGTAATGACTAGCTCAAACAAGAAAGGTGCAGTGGTTTACTTTACTGAATTAATTATGACAATGACGTGGGTCAACACTGATAATCCCGAAGAAACAATTGAATGCCCATGGTATGCGCAAGGTGTTGATACCGCCGGTGAAAAGGGCGTTGGTAAGGCACTAACTTACGGTGAAAAGTACTTTTTACTTAAGTTTTTCAATATCGCCACCGACGACATGGATCCCGATTCGTTTCAAAAAAATGTTGAGAGCAAAAAACAACCTGACCCAATTTCTAGCGAACAGAGTGAAACGCTAACGGCATTATTTAAAGCAATGGCGACCGCCACTGGTAAGCCAGAGCCCGTAGTTAAATCGGCGTATCTAAATAAGGCACATGTTGCCCATATCAACGACTTAAATTACGAGACAGCTAACCAGATGATTGTGCTCGTAACCAAGCAACTGGACCACGTTAACAAAACACAGGAGGAACTACATGATTAATCGAACAGTACTAATAGGACGTTTAACTAAAGATGTTGAGCTTCGCCACACAGCTAAAGGCGATGCGGTAGCTAGTTTTACCGTGGCAGTTAACCGACAGTTTACCAACTCACAGGGTGAACGTGAAGCGGATTTCATCAACTGTGTAATGTGGCGTAAGGCAGCAGAAAACTTTGCTAAGTATACACACAAGGGTTCGTTGGTAGGTATTGAAGGGCGGATCCAAACCCGTTCGTACGAAAACCAACAAGGACAACGAGTTTATGTTACTGAAATTGTGGCGGATAACTTCTCGTTGCTAGATTCGAAGCCAAAAGGCAACCAACAAAATAACGCACGGCCAGCATCAACGCCGGGAGATCCATTCGCCAATGGCGGACAGTCAATTGATATTGGTGACGATAGTTTGCCTTTCTAAGGTGATGTAAATGCAGAGAGCGAGAGCGGAACAACGAGGCAGAGACCTGGTTATTCATTTAGACAAACCGCTTAATCAAGACCATTTGGAGACAGTGAGCGGTGGGCAAGGCGAGTTTTACGTTGATTTCGAGGTAGCAGACCCGCGGAAAGCACGAGTACAACAGCGACGGTTATTTTTCGCCCTACTACATGACATTGAAACGTATTTCGTAGTGCCGAGTGAATTTTTAAAATCAATGTTCTATACCCAGTACGAGTTTTATACCGCAGGTAAGTCTATTAGCTTATCAGACGCCACAGAATCGTCTGTGAGCGATGCTAACCAGTTACTAGACCTAGTTATCGATTTCATGTTCGAATGGCATGTGCCGTTTAAGAAAGGCTATGAGCTACTTCCACGCGAAGAGCAGTATTTCATTTATCAATGCTGTAGACATCGGGTCTGTCTGATTTGTGGGGAACACGCTGACATTCACCACGTCGACGTGGTTGGACGAACGAATCGAAATAAGATTGACCATTCAAAACGGCATGCACTACCGCTTTGCAGAGTGCATCATGGCGAAATTGAAAGTATTACGCCAGCTAAGTTTGCCGCTAAATATCACGTGCCCGTTGATGGCATCAAGTTAAGTGTCGAAGATTTGAAACGATTAGGAATTAAAGGAAACTATAGGGGTGAGCAAAATGAACAATTTACTAATCAGTGAGCCACCACTGCAGGTATTACCGTCGTTGGCGGTTGAACTAGATAACGTTGATAAGGCAATCATGCTACAGCAGATACATTATTGGTGTAGTAAATCTAACAAAGTTAAATACGGCTATAGATGGGTCTATAACAGTGTCTCTAACTGGCATGAACAGTTTCCGTGGATTTCGGAAAAAACTATCCAACGCTATTTAAAAGATTTAGAAAGAAAAGGTTTGCTAATTACTGGAGTGTATAACAAAGCTGTTTTCGATAAGACCAAATGGTACAGAATTAATTACGAAGCGTTGGACAATTTGGGAAAACCAAAGGGACTGGCAGTCCCTACGAGTGGGACTGAGAGTCCCCTTCTGAATGGGACTGAGAGTCCCAACCAATACCATAGACTACCAGAGACTACTACAGAGACTAACAATAATATGTCGGACAATAAGTCCGACCAGAAAGAAAAAGTTGATTATGGGAAGTTTATTGAATGGTTCAATCAGAAGACTGGTAAGAGATTTAAAAACGTTGAATCCAATCGAAAAATCATAAGGGCAAGAATCAATGAAGGATATTCCAAATCTGAATTGGCCAAAGTTGTTGAGTTCAAAAGCAAACAATGGAAAGACGATCCAAAGATGAATCCATACCTAAGAATCACAACGATATTTGCACCAAGTCATTTTGGTAATTATCTTAACGAAGCAAATGGATATTCGAAGAGTAGCAACATTTCAACTACAACTACTAGCGATGGTCAACGTGCAGGTAAAAGCATTGAAGAAATTGAAGCCGAAAGGGCTAAGCACTTAAAAGAAATCGAAGAACGAGCAAGGGAGAAGTTAAATGAACACTGATATTGAACGGGGAGTAATTGGCTCCCTCCTGAACCACCCGGAAAAGGTGGGAGCCGTTGCGCTTAATGAAGAATGGTTCGGTTACGAAGACTACCAATTAATCTACAGGGCAATCAGGGAGACAACCGGCCACGACATATTAGATGTTTATGGTAAGTACAATCAATTAACTAAAAAAGCCATGGACTTTCGGACATTTAAGCAGATTGTGGACGAAGCACCAGCAGTTAGCCAACTTAACAATGACATTAGCTTAATGAGGAAGTTAGCTTACAAACGTGAACTAAGCTCAGCTATTAAAGATTACCAAGCTAATCCATTTTCGGAAAATGAAGAAAAAATCCGGGAGATTTTAGCTAAGAATCAAACGCTAGAAGCTACAGACGACGGAAAACTTGATGAAGCAGCTGCCGAGTTAGCAGACGCCTTAACTCATCCCAAACCACGCGGAATCAAGACGTTTACGCAACTTGATAAGTCACTTGGCGGTGGTCTCTATGGATCTATGCTGTTAACGATTGGAGCGCGTCCATCAACTGGTAAGACAGCATTTTCGGTAAATCTAGCTTATCAAGCTATGACAAATGACAAAGATGTTGAAGTCGATTTCTTCACGCTTGAAATGAATAAACAGGAAATGCTTAATCGTTTCGTGTCTCGAATGACCGGGGTTTCAAGCAGTACATTGCGATCCAACGCAGACAAACTAAATGACATCCTTAAAAAGTTGGTTAACCAGTCTACAAGTCAATTATTAGCGTCTAAATTGCGCGTATACGACGGTTTAGAAACGTTAGGTGAAATAGTCCAGACGATTCGAAAAAACGCGTCTAGGGCAAAGCAAGGCAAGTATATGGCAATTATTGATTACATTGGGCTAGTCAAAGTTCCAAACGTTAAAGAACGCTACATCGAGGTTGGCGAGGTAACACGAGAGCTTAAGCGACTAACTAACGAGTTCAACATCCCAATCGTAGCCCTATCCCAATTATCTCGTGGAATTGAAAATCGGAACGATAAGACACCAGTGCTTTCTGACTTACGAGAATCGGGAAGTATTGAACAAGATTCTAACGTAGTCGCATTCTTACATCGACCAGAATCGGTTGGTGATGATCACGTTGTGCAGTTATCCATTCGTAAGAACCGTGAAGGAGAGCTAGCGGACATCAACTTTACATTTATTGGTGAAGAAATGACGTTCAAAGAGGTGGCAATCTAGTGGCTTACATGGACTACCGCGAGTATCAAGCGATTATGAAAGAGAATGGCTATAAGGAATCTAAGGCGGTTCGGTTGTTTTTGAAACGTGCAGCGGCATTTAATCGGAGAAAACAAATTCTTATTAAACAAGAAGAATCAGATTGTGGTAACAGAATTTTAAACCAGTATATCAACCAAACCGAAGAACAACGTTGGAAAGCAGTCTGGGACGCCATCGGTTGTGCCGAGATTGAAAAACGCCAAGGCTTTATGTTTTTCGAGGATGGTGGCGGAGACAAGTTTATGGATGTAATGATTGCCCAATACGAGGGCAATTTAAGCCGTATGACAGCGTTAGAGAAAGCTACGTATAAATACTACGAGCTATTAGATGAAATGGATAAGAGAGCACGAGAGGTGGCGCTAGCGAATTGATAAGGATAGAAGTACCGGGAGAACCAGTACCACAAGGACGACCTAGATTTAGCGGGCGTGGGGGATTTGTTCGAAGTTACGACCCACCTAAATCGAGAGAATACAAGAAAAAAGTTGCCACAGCGGTTAAAGAACAGTACCACGATGAACCAGTTAATTACGCAGTGCACGTGCAACTTTCAATTTACCGACCGATTCAGAAAAGCCTATCAAAAAAAGAGCGCGAAATGAGGCTCTTAGGATTCCATAGGCCTGTTGTTAAAGGTGATATAGATAATTACTTTAAAGCTGTAACAGACGCGTGTACGGGGCTCCTGTGGGTCGATGACGCGCAAATAGTTAGCACTAAGACTAACAAATATTACTCGGATGATCCGCATATTGAAATGTTGGTCATGCCAGCAGATTTAGATTTGGAGGTTAATAATGAAAAATAATAGTTTTGAATTTTCGGCAAATATGAAAAAGGTAACTTTGGACAAAAACGGAGCACAAGTTTTATTAACAGTTGAAGATACTGATTTTCTTGAAGTAG